GGTATCGTTACGGCGCTGAACTTCATTGGAAGCTATGTGCTGTGGGGCGATGAAACCGCCTGTTTCCCCGCCGATACGGACGTGAAGAACTACTTCATTTCCGTTTCCCGTATGTTCGGTTGGGTTGCCCGTTCTGTCATTCTTACTTATTGGAGTAAGATCGACAAGAAAATGACGCGCCGCCTTATCGACAGCATCGTTGATTCCGTCAACATTTGGCTGAACGGTCTTGTTTCGGAAGAAAAGCTGTTGGGCGCACGCGTGGAGTTTCTGGACGAAGAGAACAGCACGACCGCGCTTATGGCGGGCAAGGCTGTTTTCCATATCTACATGACCCCCGCAAGCCCCATGAGGGAATGCGAATTCGTCCTTGAATACGACGCGGACTATGTGACTGCGGCGCTGTCGGCGTAAGGAGGTAAAGAACAATGAAAATTGAAAACGGCGTAACCAACTTTGCCGTATATGAGGACGCGACCGAATATTACGGCATGGCAGAAGTCACACTTCCTGAAATCACGCAGATTTCGGAAGAGGTCAAGGGCGCGGGCATCGCAGGTACGTTCGACGGAACATTTGTCGGACACCTTGAAGCTATGTCCCTGACCCTGAATTTCCGTTCCGTCACTACGGACGCTATCAAACTGGCGGAGCCGCGCAAGCACCAGCTTGATTTGCGTGCGGCCCAGCAGTCTTGGGATAACAGCACGGGCCGCTATGTCCAGCAGGCCGTGAAACACGTCCTTGTCGTAAATCCCAAAAAGTTTGCCCCCGGCAAGCTGGCCCCGGCATCTTCCGCGGAAGCGTCCGGCGAATATCCCGTGACCTACTACGCAACGTACATCGACGGTAAAAAGGTTCTGGAAATCGACATTCTGAACTTTATCTACTACGTCAACGGCGTTGACTACCTCGAAGACGTGCGAAAGGCACTTGGCAAGTAAAACCCGGCGGGGCTTCCCGCTGGGTTTTATTATGCCCTTTTCTGTATCTGAAAATATAAATTTCTAAATCGGAGGAATTGACAATGAGTGAGAACATCAAAAACGCCGCCGCAGAGAGCGCACAGAACGCCGCAGACGCGGCGGAAGCTGTCACCCATGATATGACCGAGGAAGCAGTAAACGAACCCGTACAGGCAGATGCAGGCGTTTATACGCACACGTTCAAGAAGCCTTTCGAGTACGCAGGCGAAACCTATACGACCCTGACGTTCGATTTCGAGAAAATGACGGGCCGCGACATGGTTTCTATCGAAACCGAAATGCAGATGAACAATGAATACTGCCTTGCGCCGGAAGTGTCCCGGAGTTTTCAGGCGAAAATGGCGGCAAAGGCCGCGGGCATCGGTAGCGACGTTCTCGACGCTATGCCTATCAAGGACTTTAACCGCATCACCAACGCGGCAAGGAGTTTTTTAATCGACACGGGCTATTAAAAAGCCCGGCGAAGTGGTGGCGGCGGGAGTGCTTCAAGCTGGCGCAGGCAACGTATACGCCCGTCCCGTTCTGGCTTGATATGAACATGACGGAAATTACGGCGTGGATTGAGGACATAAACGCCGCCGCGAAACAGAAATAGACGAAAAGGGGTGGTGAATTTGGCTGGACGAAAAGAATATGAACTGCTTTTCAAACTGCAAGCGGCTTTGGGCGGCAACTTCAACACGGTTTTTCAAAGCGCGTTGAACACCACGAAGCAAATGCAGAACAGCCTAACGAAGCTAAATTCCATCACCGGGAAAATCGACGCTTACAAAAAACAGGAAGCCGCCCTTGAATCGAACCGTCAAAAGCTGGAACGCCTGACCGCAGAGCATGACAAACTCCAACGGGAAATGAGCGAAACCGCCGCCCCGTCGGAAGAACTGCGGCAGAAGATGGCGAAGAATGAAAAGCAGATCGCCGCGACAACTGCGAAAATCGAAGCGCAGGAACAGCGGTTGCAGACGCTTGGTTCCGAACTGTCCGCCGCAGGCGTTAACACGGCGAATTTGAGCGCGGAGAATGAACGGCTTGCAAAGACCTATGACAAGGTAAAGAAAAGTCAAGAGGAATTGGCAAAGGTAAGCGCCGCCCTTGAGCAGAACAACGCGGCAATCTCAAAAACGAAGACACAGCTTGCGGGAACGCTTGGGACCCTTGCCGCGCTGGGCGGCGCTATCTATGCCGGACCCGTGAAAAAGGCTGCTGAATTTGAAGCCCAAATGTCAACCGTCAAGGCCATTTCCAGCGCATCGGCGGAGGATATGAAGCGGCTTTCAGAGGAAGCGAAGCACATGGGCGCGACAACGAAGTTCACCGCAGTTGAAGCCGGAAAAGCCCTTGAATATATGGCTATGGCAGGTTGGAAGACCGACCAAATGTTGGGCGGCTTGCCCGGCATTATGAACCTTGCCGCCGCGTCCGGCGAAGACTTGGGGCAGGTTTCCGACATTGTAACGGACGCACTGACAGCGTTCAACATGACGGCGGACCAGTCCGGGCGCTTTGCGGACGTACTCGCGCAGGCATCTTCCAACGCGAACACCAACGTTTCCATGATGGGCGCGACGTTCCAGAAAGTAGCGCCCGTGGCGGGCGCGTTGGGCTACTCTGTGGAAGATATGTCACTTGGAATCGGCTTGATGGCGAATGCGTCCATCAAGGCAGAAGTCGCAGGCACAAGCCTAAAGACGGCCCTTGCTAACATGGCAAAGCCAACAAAGCAAATGCAAGCCTACATGGACAAGTACGGAATCAGCCTGACGAATGCGGACGGAAGCATGAAGACGTTCCGCGAGGTCATCGACAATCTGCGGTCCAGTTTGGGCGGGCTTTCCGAATCCGAACAGGTGGCGGCGGCTACCGCCATTTTCGGCAAAGAGTCTTTCGCAGGTATGCTTGCTATCGTAAACGCAAGCGACGCCGATTTCAAGAAACTGTCCGATTCGGTCAACAACGCCGCAGGCGCGGCGGAGCGCATGGCACAAATCAAGCTGGACAATTTCGAGGGTAAAGTTACCCTGCTGAAATCCGCATTCGAGGGCCTGCAAATCGCGCTGGGCGACGCGCTGTTACCGACATTCACACAGGGAGCGGAGAAAGCCGCCGAACTGATTTCCAAACTGACGGAATTTATCAACGCAAACCCGGAACTTGTGCGGACCATCGTAAAGGTGACGGCGGGGCTGTTGGCATTCAAGGCCGCGGCCCTGACTGCAAAGTTGGGCTTTCTTGAACTAAAAGGCGGCGTGCTGACTATTCAAAAGGTCATGGCGCTTTTCAAGGGAAAGACAGCACTTGCGGGCGTGGAAGCCGTCGGGTTCGCAGGAAAGGTCAAGGGCGTTGCAAAGAGCGTGACCGGGTATTTCGGCGGCATTGGGTCCGCGGCGGGCGGTGTAGGCCGCGCGTTCGGGCAAATGTTCAGCGGAACAAAAATCGGCGGCGCGTTCTCCAAAATCGGCGGCGCGGCGGGCGGCGTATTCTCGAAGCTGTTTTCGGGAATGGGCGGCGTTGCGACGCGGGCATTCACAGGCGTTGCCGGGACAATCACCAATATATTAGGCAAGGCCGGGACCGCTGTTGCGGCGGGTCCGCTGGGTAAAATCGGTTCCGTTATCGGAAAGGGTTTCGGGAAAATAGGAACCCTGATTGCCCCGCTTCAAAAGCTGGGCGGCGCTGTCTTGGGGCCGTTCAGCGGCATTCTTGGCAAAGTGCTTCCCGTGGTGGGCGTTATTTCGCTGATCGTTGCCGCGGTCCAAATCCTACGGGACAATCTGGACAAGGTGCGCGAAGTCGTAGGCCGGGTGTTCGGTGACGCTGGACTTGTCATTTTCGACAAGGTGGTTGCGGCAATAACAAACATCAGCGATACGATACGCAACGTCTTCACGGACGGCAACTTGGGCGGCGCACGGAAATTCCTGATAAACCTGTTCGGAGAGGAAGCAACGGGCGTTATCGACGGGGCCATTACGATTTTACAAACCGTCTGGAATATTCTTTCCGGGTTCATCGAGTTTGTGAACACCTATGTTCGCCCGATTGTGGAGCAAATCTTTTCTTTCATCGTCGGGACCGTGCTTCCGCAGATCGCGCAGGCGTTCGCAGAGTGGGCACCGACTATCGCTTCTATCCTGCAAGGACTTGCGGAAGTGGTTTCCACCATTGCAACGGCAATCATGGCAGTTATTCAATTCCTTATGCCGACGATACAAAGCATCATCGGCGTTGCGCTTGAAACCATCAAGGGCGTTGTATCTGGTGCGCTGACCGCGATAAAGGGCCTTGTAGACGTTTTCGCAGGCATCTTCACGGGAGATTGGACCCGTGTTTGGGAGGGCGTGAAAAGCATATTCAGCGGCGTTTGGAATTCTCTAAAGAGCATTGCAAGCGGCGTACTGAACGGCATTATCAGCCTTGTAAACGGCGCGATTTCCGGCTTGAACAAGCTGAAAATCCCTGATTGGGTCCCCGGCATCGGCGGAAAGGGCATCAACATTCCGTTGATACCGCAATTTGCAACAGGTACAGACAGCACGCCGGACACGTTCATAGCTGGTGAGCAGGGCGCGGAACTTATCACCAACGCAAAGAACCGAAGCGTATTCACCGCGGCGCAGACGGGAAGCATCTTCCGCAATCTTGCGGACACGGTAAACGCTATTCGCACCGCAGGGGCCGCGCCGTATCAACTGGCCTATGCGGGAGCGCCCAGCGTTGCCGCACCGACCCTGAACGCAGGCGACGGCAGAACGTCCGTCGTCATTCACAGCGCACCCGTGTTCCACGTCGGAAACGACGCGCAGGCACAGGACATTGAAGAAATGCTACGCCGCCACGACGAAGAGTTGTTGGACGAAATCGACGAGCGGGAGCGGCAAAGACAGGACGACGAAAGGCGGCGGAACTATGACTAAATACACCACAATAGCCGGGGATATGTGGGACGGCATCGCCTATAAGACATTGGGCGACGAAGCCTACACAGACCGGCTTATGAAGTTGAACCCGCAGTACCGCCGCACTTTCGTTTTTCCCGCCGGAATCACACTGACAATTCCAGAGCCGGAAACGCGGGTTTCCTCTGACCTGCCGCCGTGGAAGCGAGGGACTGCCGAATGAATGCACGAAGAACCGCTGTCCGCCTGACCTTTGCGGGGGTGGACATTTCGAC